TAAGTTTGTACCTGCTACAAGACTTAAAGTATCTGTAGATGAGTCTGCTACAACACTAGATTGACCAGTTACTGATATAGTTTTAAATGAGTCTGATGCAGATCCACCACCAATAATATTGGTACTAGCACCACCGCCACCACCAGTTATGTCAAGATAGTAACCACGAGCATCTCCACCTTGCTCAAAAAATCTAAGTTTGTTTTGGTAAACATCTACAGTTACGCCTGTACCAGCAATGGTTGTATTTGTGGCTGGTTTTCCAAGAAGCATTTCTCCACCTTCATCGCCACCAGCACTAGTTACTTTTAGCTTTGTTGTCTCAACTTCACCATTAAATACTGCATCGGACTCAAACTTCTTATTAGCCATAATACCTATTTTACCATTTAATCGTCATAGATGATATAAGAAATAGGGCTATTAACTTGATCATCAAGACTTTTTTGTACTCTAATTTTGTGTTTTGCAGCACCTTCTGCTTGTTCTTTAGATGCGAAATTAACACCTTTAAGACCACAAGTAACCTTTACCCATTCATTGATACCAATTCTACGTTGCACTGATGCTCTATATACCTGCTTTTGTGGAAGGTATGTGATTACTGCACGATATTGATATTCTTCAACCAACATCTCATCTTGCTTTTTTTTCTTAAACATTATCAAATAACACTTTCTTTAGTGCTGGTTTTGGCTTTGCTCCAACAATTGATTTCGTTCTTACCCCATCAGTATACACCATAATTGCTGGAATTCCAGAAATACCAAACTCTTTTGCTAGATCTGGTTCATTGTCTACATCAATCTTTACAAGCTTTGATCCAGTCTCTTCTGCAATTTCATCTAGGACAGGTGAAACCATTTTACATGGACCACACCATTCAGCCCAGAAGTCTACAATTGTAGTTCCTTCTTTAACTAACTCATTGAACTCTTCGATATTCATGCTTTCTCCTTTTAAATAGACGGTGACAGGAAGACCTTTATTTACCTGCAAGGCAAACGTGTCTCTCTGGACTCGTAACTGTAACTATCAACCATCACTAAGGACGACTTCCTGCCACCTAGAGCCTCTTGTCAGAATCGGACTGACAGCCTTTCGCTTACAAGGCGAATGCTCTACCATTGAGCTAAAGAGGCATTTTATTAAATTATACTACACTAAATTATGGTGAGCAGTTTAATGTCTGTACTCAGGACATCTAACTAAACTAGTAAATTAATACCAGCCTTTTTGCTTGAATGCATTCCATGCTCCACAGGGAGTCTCGTATCTATGCTTAATATACTTTAGACCCCATTTAATTTGTGTTTCTGGATTTGTTCTCCAATCTGCCCCAGCACTTGCCATCTTACTTCCTGGCAAGGATTGTGGAATACCATAGGCACTTGAATTTGGATTGTCAGCAGTATGCCTCCACCCACTTTCACGATTCCATAGATTCACTAGGCAGGAATGCTGGTCTTTATCCCAAGAGTATTTTGACTCCATATAGGATTTTGCAAAAGATTTGTTAGCTTCTACATTTGAGTCAGAGACTTTTTCTCTGTTATTTGATCTAGAGGGCTTTTCGCTTTCTCTAATTTCATCTTTATCTATTTTCTTTTTATGTGTCTCAAGTTTATCAGCCTCAATACTTTCATTAACGGTGTGTAAACTTTCTACATTTTGCGGTGCATTAGCACTGGTTTGATTGTGGCTTGCTGGTAGGGATACGATAAACGCACTAACCGCAACAAGGGCAAACAAAACCAAGGTTTTGTTACGCATTATTCTAGTCTAACACAACTAATAGTTGAATGTCAAGCTATCTTGACTTGCTATATCCAGTTTTCTTTTTATTCATTGATCCAGGAGTGTTGTATCCACCCCTATTAGGAACATTTCTAATTCTAATTTCTAATGCTCTTGCAACTTTATCATGATGCTTACCCAATTTGTTTTACTTCCTTCCACATATCTTTTGTTTGTTCAATTAATAACATTGCTTCTAACATTGTCATTTCTAATAACTCTTCTTTATCTAAACCTAAATGTTCTGCGTATCTTAAAACTTTTTGTATCACTTTAACTCCGATTTAATAAATTCAATAGCATGATCTATGCTTCCATCATTTTCTTTAATCCATTCAAGTTTATTCAAAATACTTCTTAAAGTATTTACTCTTACAAACATATTTACATTTTGCAGTTCACGCATTTGATCCCTGTAATAATATTCATTTTCAGACATTAAATTAAGTCCTCTGTTAGGTGATTAAATTGTGGCAAAGGTTCTAGGTTGTCAAATATTCCCATTTGATTGTGTGGCACAGAAAGGCTATCTTCATCTTCATAATCATCCCACACTGCTGTATACATATCTGCATAGTCATATAAGGGTTTTTCTATTTTATGCATGATGCTTAGTAGTTTTGTTGCAAACCAACGGACTACTGGACCAGCATCCTTTTCGTGGTGAAGCTCAAATTCCATTACGCTTCCTCCTATCCCATATATATCTTCTTACATTTACATAGCAGTTTAATGCTACAAAGGTTAAAATTAATATCTCAGCAACTGAGTGTGAAAACTTCAAGAATTATCCTTTGGCAATGCAGTCATTGTAGCATAAAAACATTCAGCAAAGTTTGCTGCTTCTACCGCAAAATCTTCCATATGCATTTCAGTTTCACCTAAACGGTTTTTAACATAGGTTCTTAATCCTGTTACAAAAATTTCTGTTAGCTCATCTGTTGATTTAATAAAGTAACTTTTAGTTGGTATTTCTTTAGCCATAATATTCGTCACATTCATACATTACTACTGGTGTTAATTCACCCATCCATGCACCTACACAGTTATAAGAGATATACTCTTCTGCTTCTTGTACATCCATACCATCACGATCAATGAGCACCTGCAACATTTTTTCAAAAGAGTATGTTGCTAGTGTTGGCTGACCACATCTTCTTGAGAAACCAATAAAGGCTTCATCAAAACCATCCATGGTCATTATGTCTTCATCCATATAATGAAGAATGTTTTCTAGTTCTGTTTTATTCATTATTGTTCCTTATAGCAATCCGTTTAATTCTGCCATCCTGCGAATTGCTGGATAGTGCTGAAAAACATATTCAAGGATAGCTTTTGGACCAGACTCTACTATATCTTTTGTTTGTTGTTCAAACGCAATGCGTTCAACCTCTTCATGTTTGGCAAGACCTGAGGGCTTAAACTTGGCGGTAGCAAGATCTTTAGTAACCTTTTTAACCATCATGTTAATAGTATTAGCCCTGTGAGTATATGTCATTTCTTCTGGTTTAATTTGAATTCCGTTAGTAGTCCAAAAAATTTCTTCTGTATCAAACATTAAGTTCTCTTTCTGCTTTGTTGTTATATATATTAAACATTACCATCCCCCAAGACAGTCATTTGAGTGGGTGTGTAACCAGAAGTTACCTTCCATATGTTTTTTAGTTGGAGCATATAATTCAGTTTTACAGGCACCACAAACGTGTGACCATTCTTCTGCAAAGAAATCGTATTGAAATCCCTTGTCCATTAAAATCCTTAGTGGAGATGTGCGGATTTGCACCGCAGTCCTATATGTTTTCAATTATACACTTACACAGCAATATTGTCTAGCCTTTTCTTGCATTTTATTACATACACGACTTTCTGTTCCTATCTAGTCGTCAGACGGCTTTAGATTATGCAGCTAAAGCGAGGGCATTTTGTGTTGTGCCGTTTATATTTATTTAGTTTTACAAGTAACTCTCTTGTGCTGGTGTATAAGTTTCCACATACAGTCGAAACTTTTCATCCCCTAGTATATTATACTATTATGGAATCCACATCTTGAATTCACGGGTAGTAACTGTCATATCTGTTTTACCTGCGTGATAAATTTCAAGACCTACTGGCTGTCCTTTATTTGCTTTGAAGAACCATGTTCCGCTATGAATATTGTCTAATTTTAAGTCAAGCATTCTTTGACCTGTAAAGTCTGCTTCCTTAGTTCCAATATCTCTAGTAAAACGAATCTTCATATCAGTTGCACCACCAAGCTCTGTTACATTAATGTAAAAAGCCCAGTTTGCAATTCCTGTGGTTTTTGGAACAATAGAATCTTGTGCTCCAAAATCTAACTGCGTCCATGTCTTAGGACGTATTTTCTGCGGTGCTGGTTTTATTTTTGGATCTCCAGCCTTCCATGATACATATTCACTCATGTGTAACAGTATAGCAGAAGCCCCTGACAAAATCAAGTCAGGGGCTAAAACTATTTAATTAAGATGCAAGAACCTTGGCAGGATCAATGTCCTTACCAGCACTCCATCTGATGTTATCTCTCATTTCAAAGTGTAAGTGAGGACCAGAGGAGTTACCTGTATTACCAGATTCGCCAATGTGCTGTCCTTTTTTTACCTTATCTCCAGCCTTAACTAGAGCCTTTGAAAGGTGTGCATAGATTACCCAGCCACCTTCAACTTTTTGTACTAATTGTGTACCATAGCTGGCACCCCAGGTAGCATTTTCAATCTTGCCATCTGCAACTGCAATGATGTCAGTTCCTTCTTTGCAAGCAAAATCTACGCCTGTGTGATAGCCTTTAGACCACATCTTTCCAAGCTTCTTGTAAGGTGTTGTAACCTTACCACCTTTAATAGGTAGACCCATTAATAATCACTCTTTTCATAATAAATTAGGGATTAATTCCCACCTTTATTATATCCTAAAGTGTACCCTCTAGAATAAAGTCAGAAAAATCTGCAGGATAGTCTGCACCTGGAGTCCACATCTTGAACTGTCTCATATCTGAGGTGTAAGACTTGCTCCCACCAGTAATTCTAATTTGTACAACTACTGGGGAATTTGTTTCAATTACCCAACAATTTGAAAACACTAAGGTTTTATTTGGCTTTGATCCTACATAGTATGTATTAGTAGCTGTTGAATCATTGCTACCACCCTTAAGTCTAACCAGTCTTAGCTTAACGTATTTGGGTTTCTTTTTGCCTTTCATTTTTACTGATGATTGGTAGCATT